ACTGGCTAAGACCGATTCGGTCATCAACCAGGACGGCATCGTCAAAATGTTCGGCATGAACCTCAACGTCTGGACGCTGCCGCAGGGGCAGATCGGGTTCAAGACGCACCCGCTCATGAACGTACACGCGCAATACACCAACGCCGCCTTTATCCTTGATCCCACGGTCCTGAAGTACCGCTTCCTCCGCGATACCAAGCTGATGGAGGATCAACAGGACAAGGGCACCGACTCGATCATTGACGGCTGGCTCACCGAGTGCGGACTCGAGGTACTCGCCGAAGAGACCTGCGCCTATATAGGCAATATGGTGGTCATTTAGTACTAGTACACCCTCAACCGGGAGCGTAATCAGCGTGATCTCAGCCAAAGTGTTGGTCGGGTTTCCCACCACGGGCCACTGGTCGGATCAGTTCGGGATGGCCATGTGCAACATGCTCACCCAGACGATGCGCCACGAGCCTCAAATCGAGATGGCGGTCTTGAACCACAAGACATCCATGCTGTGGGCCGCGCGCCAGCACTTCGGCGAGATGGCGTTGAAGTACTCCTTCACCCACTTACTGTTCATCGACACTGATCAATCGTTCCCGGCTTCGGTTGTCGCGCGGCTGCTCACTCACCAGCGGGCAGTCGTCGCCTGTAACATCGCTACCAAGGTGGATCCGCCGATGGAGACCGCCTGCCAAGGGATCGACGAAGCGGGCAAGCTCATTCCCTGTGAGCGCACCACCGGACTCGAGAAGGTCTGGCGCGTCGGCACCGGCGTCATGATGATCAAGTCGACGGTGTTCCACGACATCAAGAAGCCGTGGTTTCCGGTGAAGTGGATCGAGTCCGAACAGAGGTGGCAGGGGGAAGACTGGGGCTTCTGCGAGAAGCTCGAGCAGGCCGGCATTCCCATCTGGGTTGACCACGACACGAGCGCCCTGGTCGGTCACTGGGGCAACAAGATGTATTCGCTTCCTCGCTACGAGGAACATAGAGTGGACAATACCACAGTCATTTACGAAGGGCGCGCTGCGGAGGAGGTGAATCATGGGGCTTGAAACAGGCACGGGCATCGGGGATCTGGTCCCCACCAATCCGCTCTCGACCGACGCGGTCTCCTCGGGCGACGACCATCTCCGTCTGATCAAGACGGTGATGCAGTCGATCACCTTCCTCAAGTCCATCCAGACCTTCATGGCGAGCGGAACTTGGACTCGTCCGGCAGGAGTGAGAAAGGTTCTCGTCTACTGCCTCGGTGGGGGTGGCGGAGGAAATGGCGGAACGGCGGGGCAGTGGTCCGGGAGCGGGGGATCGAGCGGGGCCATCGCCATGAAGTGGATCGATGTAACCTCCCTGGCTACGGCGAGCGTGGCGGTGGGCGCCGGTGGAACGGCTGGAGCAGCGGCCGGCGGCTTTGGTGGGAATGGCGGCTATACGGACTTCGGCAGCGGGCAATGTGCAGCCGTGTTCGGTTTGGCCGGAACGCCTGTCCATCTGGGGGGAGGAGTGGTTCCCCGGGCCAATTCCGCCGGAGACATAATTTTCACGGGAACGGCCGGACATCCAGGTATGTCCGCAGGTACTTTCAGCGTCTTCGGGGGTAGCGGCGGCGGCGCGGGCGGTCAGAGCGATTCACCCGCTATGGCCAACAGCGGCGGGGGCGGAGGCGGAGGAAATGCTGGGCCTGGCTCTGGGAATCCGGGGGCGGCCGGTGGTTCGGGCTACTGCATAGTCTTCGAATTTGGGTGGTGATGCATGACCCTCGATGAAATGAAATCTCTGCTCGCCGGGCGCTTGGGCCAGCGCACCGATATCGATAACATGATTTACGCCGAACTCCGGCAGGCGCAGTCGACGCTCGAAAAGACGCCGCCCTATCCTTGGTTCCTGATGGCCCGGTTCACTGGCGAATACGCTCTCTTCCAGAACATCGTGCCCGCCAACTTTATCGAACTCGCCGAGGACATCGTCTACATCACCAAGCGGACCATCGATACCGCCTACTTCGCCGAGCCGGCCAAGGTCTACGGAGGCTATCTCGAGCACATTGCCACGGCAGGGGCGGATAGGTCGGGACGACCCCGCAACTTCCGGCTCTTCCAGAATTTCATCGAGTTCTTCCCTGCTCCCGACCAAAGCTACACGATCAACCTCCACTACTACGGGAAGCAAGATCCGCTCAGCAGTCCAGGCAGCACCAACAAATGGAGTCTCCAGGCCGAGGACTTACTCGTCGCCGAAGCCGGCTGGCACGTCGCCCGCAACATCCGCGACAATGAGGCGGCCACTTTGTTCGGGCAGGACCGCGCCGAGGCCCGGCGCCGTATCGCCCAGGAGACCACGAGTAAGCTCGAGTCTTCACGCCGCGCCGTCATTGGTTCTGGGGAAGACGCCCTGCTCGGGCAACATAGCTGGGAGTCTGGGCACCAGTGATCGTTCCCGTCCAATTCGTCGGTAAGACCGGGCTGATCACCGACCAGCCCCCCTACGACCTGCCGCCTAACTTCTGGTCGGACTGCCGCAACGTGCAGTTCGAACTGGGGGGCGTGCAGAGAGCGCCCTCCTGGCGCACCCTGATCAACTTCCCCGGCTCGCCCATTCCCTATGGACTGTTTTTCGTCCACAGCCTCGTCGGCCGGTACTGGGTCTCGACGGGTCTGCAGCAGGTCATCGCTCTCACGGGCGATACCGTGACCGACATCACCCGCCTCGCCGGTTCCTATACCGGAACCACCCAGGACTTCTGGAATGGTGGGATGTTCAACGATCACCTGATCCTGAACAATGGCGTCGACGTTCCGCAGTATTGGGATCTGCCGAACGCCGCCACCGATCTCGCCGATCTTCCCAATTGGCCGGCCACCCATAGAGCTAAGATCGTCACTCCCTTCAAGGAGTTCCTCGTAGCTCTCGATGTGACGATCAGTGGCGAGCGCGACGACCGCCTGATCATGTGGTCGCATCCCGCCGACCCACTCAATATTCCGCCCTCGTGGGACGTGGCCGACGAGACGCTCGATGCCGGGCAGGTCTCGCTCTCCGAAGGCGAGGACCGCATCATCGATGCCCTCCAGGTCGGCAACCAGCTCATGATCATGACCGGCGTGCAGACGTGGGCAATGACCTTCATCGGCGGCCAGGACGTGATGGCCTTCCGGCGGGTCTTCAGCGAAGTAGGCGCTCTGGCGCAAGGCTGCGCCGTCACCTTCCTCAACAAAGTATTCCAGGTGACCGCCGACGACTTCGTCATTCACGATCTGCAGAGCGTCACCAGCATAGGCTACGACCGCACCAAGCGCTGGTTCTTCTCGCAACTGACGGCCACTTCTTACGACAAAGTGCGTGTCGTCCGGAAGATGAATGCCAAGGAAGTCTGGATCTGCTTTCCCGCCGGCGGCTCGGTGGCCACCAACCTCGCGCTGGTTTGGAATTGGCAGTTTGACACCTGGACGATCCGCGACCTCGAAGACAACAACCACGCCCTCGCCGCCGGTCCCAGCAAGTCCACGCCGAGTACCAACTCCTGGGCCTCGGTGATCGGCAACTGGCCCGCGCAAGATCCCACCACTTGGGAATACAACACCTACGAGCGGGCCTCCGAGGGCTTGGCGCTGGCGTCGACGGCCCTGCGCCTTCGAGTCAATGGGGAAACCGTGGACGTGGGGGATGCAAGCGTCAACTACGTCGAGCGCATCGGCGTGGCGGTGAAGGGAACGTCGCGCGGCGAGATCGTTATCGACCACGGGCGACTAGCGGTCATGCGCGAGATCTGGCCCAAGTTCATCTGCGAAGAAGGCACCGTCTTCACGATTACGGTGGGATTCTCGATGCACCGCCGCGATCCAATCGCCTGGCAGCCTTCGCAGGAATTCACCCAAGGCACCACGATGAAGCTCGGCTTCTTTGGCACCTTCCGGTATCTGTCTTTCCGCGTGCAGTGCTTCGCGTTGGGCAGACCGTGGAAGCTCATCGGGTTTGATCTCGACCTGGAACCGACGGCGAGGCTATGACATGCCACTAGACCGGCCGCTCCCCGACGAACCCCGCGAGGCGCTGAAGATGCTGTGGAGCGTCAACGAGGACCAGCAGTCCCACATCGACCGGCACCGGGATTCGATCAATAAGGTCTGGCATGTGGCGCCGCCCAAGCCGCGGGAAGGCATGCTCGTCTATGCCGACGGCACCGACTGGAATCCGGGGAGCGGCGCGGGCTACTACGTTTATTACGCCGGCGCGTGGCATCCAATGAGCGGCGGGGGCGGCGGCGGCGGCGGATACACCACCGTTCAGGACGAGGGCGTGGCCCTCACCGTCAGAACGACCCTCAACTTCGTGGGTGCGGGCGTCACAGCCACCGATGATGGCACGCGCACGGTGGTAACGATCCCCGGCGGCAGCGGCGGCGGAGCCGTCACTAGTGTCTTCACTCGCACTGGGGCCGTTGTCGCGGTCAGCGGAGACTATACGGCGGCTCAGGTCACCAATGCCGTGTCGGTCCTCGGCAGCTATCCCGATCCCACCTGGATTCCCAGTTACGCCTACTCGAAGCTGACTGGTGTTCCCACTTCGTTTACACCTGCAGCCCACGTTCACGCGGCGGCCGATACAACCTCGGGCGTGTTCGCGGTGGCGAGGCTCGGCACCGGAACGCCGTCGAGTTCGAACTTCCTACGAGGCGACGGCGCGTGGACCGCTCTGCCAGCCTCAGCCGTCACCAGCGTATTCACCAGGACCGGCGCGGTTGTCGCGGCGACCGGGGATTACACCGCTGCTCAGGTCACCAACGCCGTCTCGACGATCGGTAGCTACGCCAACCCCTCCTGGATCACCAGCTTGGCCTACGCGAAGATCACCGGAGCGCCAACCACCGCCTCCATCCAGACACCGTGGCTACAGAATATCGATGCGGCCGGATTCAACCTGAATAATGCGGGCAGCGTGGGCATCGGCTCTAGTCCTGACAATTACTACATCACCCGCGATACGGGCACCGGTTTCCTGTTTCTAACAGGGAATCAGGATACCTATTCCGGTTTCGCCTTTCGCACCAACTACGGGGGCGGCGTCGCGACGAGAGTAACCATAACGTCAGCGGGCAATGTCGGCATCGGCACAGCCTTCCCGCGCACCAAGCTATCGGTGGTGGGGTTGCCGACTTCCAATGCGGGATTGACCACGGGAGATATCTGGGTGGATGTTGCCGGTGGCCAAGTCTTGAAAATCGTATGAGAAAGTAATATGACATATCTAGAAAGTGCCGCTCTCACCGCAGATCCAGAATTTCGGAGCCGCGTGAAGATCGCTGTCCTCAAGTATTCCGACTCCATTCTCATTGAGGCTTCGAGCGTCCCCGCCCACAACACCAGAGTGAAATGGGCGCAGAACGCGATGCAGCAACCGGACATGGTGGCGAACCAGATCCAGCCGCCCACAGTGATGGATCCGGCTGTTCAAGCAGCGGGGTCGGCTGTCTCGGATGCCGCGCTCCAGGGGGCGGTCGAGGGGGTGGTCAACAAGCTCCTTTGACCTGTGAGGCTTTCTTTCTATGGAGATATTTGATCGTATTCTGGCGTCCACATTTTCGGCAGAAGTAATATCCCTTTTTGTCGATGTAGGTGTTGGCGGCATCGTAGGGGTGGCCATGAATGCAGTGGGTCTGTTTGTGGTGATAGATCTTGCCACGGCGCATATTCTCCGCATGTGTAACTGGTTCCAAGTGAGCCGGATTGACGCAGTGCCGCGTTCTGCACAGGTGGTCGATTTCCAAACCCTTAGGAATAGCACCAACGAAATGCTCGTAGATCAGCCGATGCGCCAGATAGCGTTTATACTGCCAGCCACAAAGGCCATAACCATTTGGCATGATCGTTCCGGTCCAGAGCCAACATTGGCCCGGTTGTCTATCTGGGATACGTTTATCCAGCAGTTCCTCAATCGTCTTAAACTTGGGGCGGAGTATAGACTTGGTTCGTGGCATTCGGGAAACTCACCTTTCCTGACTGTCGGAGCGGGTGGGTGTTTCGCGCATCCATCCGCTCACTCATTTAACCATAGGAAACGATGATGCAAAACCTCGATCTCAAGTTTTACCAAAGGGTCTATCTGTGGAGCACCATAGGGAATCACAGCGCCGCCAACCTGAAGGAAGCCGCGGTGTTCCTGCGGTTGATCGAGAAGCTGCGCCTCAGCGACGCCGAGCAGCGGGAGAGCGAGTTTACTGCGGTGGGCGATAAATATCTGTGGAAGCCAATCAGTCCGGAGTACGGTTCGAGGACAATCGAACTCGAGGACGAAGAAGCACGGGCTCTGGTTGCTGTGATCGAGGCGGCTCCTCTCCGGGTGAATGACGCCGTCTGGCTGGAGCCGCTGGTCACGCAGATAAAAGAGACTGCCTCGCTGGAAAAGATATGGCAGAAGCAGCCTTAAGCCGACAGCTTCAGCCTCGCCGCGCGTCTAATGCGCATCTTCTGGCGACTGCACGCCCGGCAGTGGCGATGTCCCTTTTTGGTGATGTGCGTGTTGGCGGCATCATACGGGTGGCCCTGTGGGCAGTGAGTTTTGTCTCCGTTCCAAGGCCCACCCTGCCAATTCCGGTGGCGTCTGATGTACATCCTCTCGCGGCCGCACGCTCGGCAGTAGCGAGATCCGTTTTTGTTGATGCCGGTGTTGGTGGTGTCGTAAGCGTGGCCCTGCGGACAGTGTGTTCTCTCACGAAAGTAGCTCCTGCCCCGGCGAACATTCTCCGCGCACGTGACTGGTTCCAAATGAGCGGGATTCACGCAATGGCGAACTCGGCAGAGATGATCGAGTTGAAGTCCTTCAGGGATAGCGCCAACGATATGTTCGTAAACAAACCGGTGCGCCGCGTAGCCTTTCTTTCGCCAGCTACAGTGGCCATAACCCTTACGGCTGATCGAACCCGTCCAAAGCCAGCACTGGCCAAGCTGTCGATCAGGGACGTATTTGGCGAGAAGATCGTCTTTCGTCTTGATGCGGATAGAATTGGAAGACATTTGGGAAACTCACACTTTCCTGACTGTCGGGCGGGTGAATGTTTGCCGCATTCATCCGCTCACTCATTTAATCATGAGGAAGCCGTATGAGCAACGTTCAAATTCTCGAAGCGCCTCCCGTTGTAGCCGCGAAACAGATGGCTCCACGCCGTCTCCAAGTAACGCGTCTTAACTCTGAAACTGCCGTCGAGCCAGCCGTCTGGATCAGGTTGGTTCCATACATCACTGAGGCTCTGCGCTGGTGTAACGGCGAACTATCGGAGTCGAGCATCAAGGCACTGATTGCAGCTGAAAAAATGCAGGTGTGGATCGCGCTCAGCGGCGAAGGCGCAGAGTTGCTTGGCGTAATAATTTCAGAGATCACGGAATTTCCGTGTCTCCGGACGCTCCGCATCGTTCTTTTGCAGGGGACCGCATTCCGGGATTGGTCGGGCCACGCACGATGCGCACTGGAATCTTATGCCAGAGAACATCAATGCCAGCGGCTGGAGGCCAGCGGGCGCAAAGGGCTTGCCCGCTTGCTCGCTCCGCTCGGATTTTCAGTGGCATACACGACGCTGATCTATGAACTGCCGCGCCCTAGAGGCACCGGTAAAGGAGATTAACCATGGGAAAATCCGCAGGCGGTAATGTCGCAACATCCAGCACATCCTACCCGCAATTCCAGCAACCGGCGGTAAAACAGTTTGTAGACGAGTCGACTCGATTGTATCAGCAGGGTGGGCCGAAGCTCTCGCCAGAGCCTCGCGTGGCCGATTTCAATCAGGACGAGCTCGCCGCGCAGAAGCAGCTCGGTGCCGCAGTCACCCCGGCGCAGTATCTTGCCGAGCTCGGAACGAAGTCGGCGGAGTTCAACCTCGGGGCGGGGCGCGACCCGGCGACGAACCCGTACCTGCAGAATGCGATCTCGGCGGCCGTGGCGCCCATCGGCGATCAGTTGCTGACGCGGGCGCTGCCGGCCATCCGGCACCAGGGGATTGCGTCGGGGGGCTATGGCGGCTCGCGGCAAAGCATCGGGGAGGCGCAGGCGGTGCGCGATGCCGAGCGCGTGGCGGGGGAAGTGTCGTCTGGCCTGGCGAACCAGGGCTATCTGTCTGCTCAGCAGCAGGCGATGCAGACGATGCAGAACATCCCGCAGTTGCAGGCGAACCTGACGGCGCCGGGTCAGATCACGGGGGCGGTGGGCGCGCAGATCCGGGCGCAGGAAGAGGCGCAGCGCGCGGAGAATGCTGATCGGTACGAGTACTACCAGCGGTTGCCGTACGAGAATCTGTTGAATTACGGGAACCTGATCCGGCAGCCGTTCGGGGCCGAGGCGGTGTCAGAGGTGAAGGTGCCGCAGCCGAGTACGGCGAGTGCCATCATCGGCGCCGGGCTGAGTATTCCGGCTCTGCTCCAGATCATCGAGCAGATACGCCGGGGGCAGACTCCGGGCGCGGGGCAGGGCACGATTCCGCCGGGCACCACCGTGGGCACGCCTCCGATCTCAGGCCAGCCGGGCGGCACCAGCGGATTCTTCGGGTAAGGAGACTGACATGGAATACATTGGCAACCGGCCCAATCCGAATCCGACCAATCCGAACCCTTATCAGTACGACGACGGCGGCTATTGGTGGAACTATAACAATCCTTACGGCGCCTACGATCCGTATGGCTACAACTATCCGGTCACCTCGTGGGAACAGCAGACCACGCAATCGGGGGGCACGGCTCCGCCGCAGACCAACGAGGGGCAGACCGTTGAGACGCCCGGAGGAACTGCCCCTGCCGGAACGCCGCAAGACCCGGTTTTCAGGACCGACGTTATCGGCAATGCTCCTACTCCCCTTGAGTACCTGCCGACTAATATCGGCAACCTCAACCCCTATCTCAACGAGTACCTCGCGTCCTTGCCGCAAGGAGGCGGTGGCACCGGCGGCGGCGGCGCGAATTTCAATGTGACCGGCACCGACTTCATGGATCCGAGTTATCCGTTCCCCGGTAAGTATGGGGACGATCTCAAGTTCGACCCCAATCTGCCGCCCTCCACGTTTACAGCGGAAGGCACCTACAAGCCGCCGCCGGATATCGTCGGCTGGCCTAAATTCGAGTTCAATCCCAATCCTCCGCCGAGCGACCCCGTCTTTAGGACGGAAGTAACCGGCTTTCCCGACCCGGAATACCCGTTTCCCGGCAAGTATCCATGGGGAGGTTTCACTCCCAATCTTCCTCCCGGCACCAAGCCGCCGCCCGAAATAAAGGGACCGAAGATCACCACGCCTGACCGGACTAAGCCGACCCAGCCGCCCCCGCCACAGACGCAGCAGCCGGGAGGAAAGCAACAGCAGCAGCCGGGAGTGGGCAAGCTCCTCGCCGCTCTTCCCATGCTCGCCGCGTTCCAGGGCGGCACCACCACCACGCCCGCGCCCTACGCGCACCTCGGTCCACACACACCGGTCAAATCGGTGTTCGGTCCGCAAGGCCCCGGCAAGCGCATTCCATCTATCGGTCAGCTTCTCGCAGGAGTTCGATAAATGCCAGCCGTACCACCCATTAATCCGCAATTGCTGATGGCTCTCGCGCAGAAGTTCGGAGGCATCGCTCCGGCGATCAACCCGTCGATCCGCACGCCGGGGATCAACCCAAACGCCCGCACTCCTCCTGGATACGGAGGCGGCGGTATGGCTCAACGTGGCGAGGTACTCGGCAGACCCACCATGCCTACTCCGGGTGCGGCACGTCCGATGCCACCGTCGCTCGGTGAGACTCTCGGGACTGTTACTCCAAAACCGGCAGCGCAGAGAGGCGCTAAAACGACTTACGATCCGGACGGAGGTTATGTAGAGGAAGACAACGATGGGACGAAGCGCGTCTTCGACAAAAACAACAAGTTGATTGATACGATTATTCCTCCTGGAAGTCCCGGTGCGGGCACATGGCAGCCTCCTGCTGAGGCTAAGAAGCCCGGTATCTGGGATAGGTTGACTGACCCCAGCTTAGCCGGTATTGCACTCGCTGCAGGACAGCAGATGACTCGCGCCAGATACCCCGGCGAGAGCGGCATTGGTAACGCGGTTACCGCAGTAACTGCTGGGTATAACCAACTCGCTCAACAAAGGGCTATGCAGGTTGCCCGAGAGCAGGCTCAACGTGAGTGGGAGGCCAAGCAGGCTAAGGCGAAACAGGAAGCCAAGGAAAGTGATGCCCGCATCACCGGGATACAGAGTGAATCGGAGCGCAGAGCCGCTCAGAACGCAAAGGATAGAGCAGATGCCAGACGGGATGCCGCTCAGGCCGAGATAGACCGGTACAACAAGGAACAAGACCGCATACTCAAAGGGAGAGAAGTTACGACCGGCGAGACGAATGCCGCCTCACTCAAGGCTCAACGGGAACATGAGGCTCAGGTCGCCGACCAAAACATTCTCATCAAAGAAAGCGAACTTATCAACGCTAGGGATAATCTCAAGCGACTTAAAGAACAGGGTGCGGAGACCGCCCGGATCAGGGACGGCGAGCTTAAGGTGCATCAAGGGATGTTAGGCGTGGCGCAGGCTAACTCCGCGAGGATGGCATCCAAGGAGACTAACGAAAAGTTCCTGCCCTTCCTCAAAGAGGCTGGTGACGATATAGCTGCCCGTGAGCGGAACGCAGTGCAAGCCGCCTACAACGCTAACACGACCTATCAGCCACCCAGTCAGGCGGACCACGACAAGGCGGTAAACGAGTTAGCGATGAAACGCTACCGGGAGGCGCAAAGGATGCAAGGGAAGAAGGGATTCGAAGAGCCGCCGAATCCGCTCGGTCCTGACATCATTCCTCCACCTCCAGGGCCTGCTGTGCGGGGGCCTGCCGCTCAACCTTGGCAAGGTGTCGGTCCTCCTGCTCCCGCCGCTGCGCCGCCACGGGGAACGCCGAATATCATGGTCAACCCGAAAACCGGTCAGCGAATCATGCTCGATGAGAGAACCAACCAATGGGTACCCGCGCCATAATTCCGCCGCCGCCGCCGGGGTTTGTCCCTGAGAGCAGCGTGACGGTGAGGGGACTACCGGCTGGTGCGCCACCGCCACCTCCTGGATTCGTTCCCGTGGGGGCTGCTCCCCCTCCGCCTCCTCCCGGCTTCGTGCCGGTAACTCAAGCTCCGTCGCCAACAACGGCGGTATCCCCGGCGGTTGCAACAGGGGGGCTTCCTCAACAGAGTCCCTCTGCGCCGACTAACTTTGGTGCGCCCGCGCCTCGCGTCAGCGGTGTGCCTCAGCTCACGGTTGCGCCGCCTCCTGCCGCGCCTGAACCTGCTCCTCAACCCAACTGGGTGGAGAGGGCGCTCGGTGTCGGCGGCATTCCCACGGCTGCACTGGGAAACATGGGCACCGTCTACGAAAACGCGGTGGGCACCGCTCAAGCCTTAGCCCAGTTGAAGGCGAACATCGACGAGCCCTTCATCCGCTTCGGCGAGCGGATGCGCGGCGCTAAACCTGCTGACCTCAACGTCATTCCAAAGGCTCTCGGCAGAGCCAAGGAATGGAGTCCCCTGCAATACGAGAAGGGGTATACGACCAACGATAAAGAGTGGGGTCAAGTTACACACAAACCCATCACCGAGGCTTTCGAGAAGTTCAAGACGGGGCCATCTCTCAAGGACGTAACGGGCGACATTACGAAGGCACCGCAGTGGCTCGCGCAGGGCGTGGGGAAAATGGGTCCACAGTTCGCCGCGGCGGGGGCGGCCACCGCTCTTACCGGTCCTTTCGGCGGCATCCTGATGAACGCCGTCAACAATATCGGGGAGCGCTATAACACGGCCCTCAAGGAGAAAGTCAATGCTCCGGCTGCGGGCATATTCACCGGCTTACTCATCAGCGCTTTCGACACCCTCGGCCCGTGGCTGCAACTAAGAGGCATCACTAAGGGATTACTCTCGACGGCTGGTGTCGGTGGCGGCACCGAGTTAGTGCAGGAAATTATGGCGATCCTGCACGAGAATTTCTTAGGCATCCCGGTGAAAGATCCGTTCTGGCGGCTGATGGAGAACTTCCTGCTCGGCATGTTCATCGAAGGCGGGACGCATGCGGCTGCCCGTCCATCGAAGGCTGCGCCTCAGGTCAGCACCGGTCCCACTCCACCGCCGCCTCCCGGTGGTCCGCCACCTCCTCCTCCCGGTGCGCCCCCCGCTGCACCGCCGACGACTCCCGCTCCTCCCTCCGGCACGCCGGAGTTTACGCAGTGGGCGGCTGAGAATGGCATCCGCACGGACGAGAAGGGCGGCTTCGACCCCTCGTTTGATCCGATGCAGGCACGGCCTCCTGCCGCTGCACCGGCTCCCGCTGCTCAGCCGAGCGTCGATATCCAGCCTCCCCCGCCAGCGGCTCCTGTTGCTGTTGAGGCTCCCATCCAGGAGCAGGCCGAACTAATCCCCGACGCGAATCAGCCCGACGTGTGGGTGCAGGACGAGAACGGTATACCGCAACGTGCCCACAGCGAGGACGTGCTCGTGGACCGCACTCTCCAGGCCGCCGGCATACCCGTCGAGAAACCCGCCGCTCCCACGGCTTGGGAGGCGCGTCTCGCACTAGCGAAGGAGCGGCAAGCGAAGCGCGGTGGCACAGTCTATTCCAACCCTTTCACCGATGTCGACTGGGTTAGCGACATGGTGGTGCTTATCGCGGACGATATTCGCCACGGAGTGGTCACTGCCAAGCAGGCCATCGAGAGGCTCGTTGCCAAGTACGGCGAGCAGTACCGGCCGCAGGCGCTGGACGTGGTCCGCCAGGCTCAGGTGCTCTCGAAGGAGCCGCCTGCCCAAGGAATGCCCTCTGCTGCGCCGCCAGTTAGCCCAGGAGCGTCCGCTGCCACTCCGGCGTCCGTCACAGCCACCCCGCCCACCGGCTCGCCACAGGGCCAGCAGGCGCCAGTTACGCCGCCGCCGGTAGAGCCGCCGCTAGGCGCGATGCCCGACGCCACCGACCCGGGGCGATCGGACGCGCAGCGCTTCGGCGATTCGGTCAAGAGCTTCGGGAAGTTGCAGCGCCTCCTCACCCAGTTCCGCTGGGCGGCCTGGAAATTCAAGGACTTCGCTCCCATTCAGGCAATGCTCAAGGCCAAGGACCGGCTGGAGATAGAAGTCTTCCGGTGGAAGGACCGGGGCGGGGAGATCGCCAAGGCATGGCGCAATCTCGGATCGGAGCAGGCGCAAGCCGTCAGCGATCTCGCCTTTGCCGCCACCAAGGCGAGCGACACGTTTCAACGCAAGCTGAGTCCCGAGGAACTGGCCCGCACCGGTGATCTCTACGGCGTCAGCGAAAAGGGCTACGAGGTCTACCACCAGATTCAGCAGTTCTTCCATGACTCCTGGGAAGCCCTGCGCCAGGCGACGATCTCCGAACTGCAACGTGAGATCTCCGACCCGGATGCACTCGCCAAAGCTACCGCCGAGATCAACGCGCAGTTCGACGAGAAGATGCGCGGAAACTATTTTCCTCTGGATCGCTTCGGCCAGTGGATGGTCGTAGCCAAGAGGCGCGATGCCAACGGCAAACTGCAAGTCGATCAGGTCGAGCACCTCCCGACCGAGCACGCCGCCAAGGATGCGGCCAGGGCGATGGAGGAGCGCTACCGGCGCGAAAAGATTACCCTCGAACCCGGCGGCATCCGGATCATGGAGAATACCACCGCCGAGGCGCGGGATGCCGGATACCTGCCGCCTGCCGTTACCAGGAAACAGGCCGCCAAACTTGCGGCGGATCTCAAGCTCACCCCCGAGCAGACCGCCACGTTTAACGCGGCGTTCGACCAGATCCTCGCGGCCTCGATGAACCAGCGCTCCTTCTTCTCCCGCCTGCAACGCCGCAAGGGAACCAAGGGCTTCAGCCGGGACGCGCAGCGGGCCTTCTCCGCCTACGTCTCCTCGATCGCCAACCACATCGGGCGGACCGGGGAGCGCGGCAACCTCGAGCAGTCCATCCTCGACGCCGAGAAGTGGCGCAACGAGATGGTGAGCGGCAGCAACGTCATCGTCGACACCTCGCACGTCAACCGCCTGACCGACCTGATGAAGGACACCAAGACCGCCCTTCTCAATCCGAAGGTGCAGAACAACTCGATTGTCGGGGCGGCCGCTACCTGGTTCCTCGGGTTCGGTCCCGTGCAGATCTACCAGAACTTCGTCCAGGTGATCAACGTCGCTCAGGTGTTGTCGGCCGAGGTCGGCATGCCCAGAGCCGCCTGGGAAATCACGCGGGCGATGAAGGATGTATCGCAGGTCTATACCAAGCGGGCCTATGACCGGACCAGCCACAAGGTGCGGATGAAGCTGCGCGGCGGCGGCGAGTACGAAGCCTACCAGGAGAATTACACCGGTCCCCTCTCCGAAGAGGACTGGGCCGTGCTGCAACGGGGCCGGGGCGAAGGGCTGACCGGCGACAGCAACGCCCACCAGATCGCCGGCCTCGCCAACATCTCGACCTTCGAGCAGGGACTCACCGGCATGTTCGGCCTCCATCCCCTCGGCTTCGGCAAGGAGGGAGGAACCGACGTGCAGGGCGTGGGCCGGGGGATAGACAAGCTCTTCAAGACGTTCGGCGAATGGAGTCTGGCGGGCCACCAGTGGAGCGAGGAGTGGACCCGGCGCGTCGGTCTCCTGGCCTCCTCCCGGGCCTTCGCCAAGCAAGGCCATCCCGATCCCTACATGGCAGCGAGGGACGTGGTGCTCAAGGCGCAGGGGAGCCATGAGCCTTCGAACCGTTCGATGCTCCAGCGCGGACTGGCGATACCGCTCATCTTCAAAAGTTTCCTGATGAACAACATCTGGTTGCAGACCCAGAGCCAGGCCAAGATGAAGTTATTCATCACGCAGTTATTTCTCGGCGGCCTGCGGGGTTTCTTGGGAGCCGCGCCCCTCATGGCTCTGATCAATGCGCTCGGCACCTGGCTCCGCAAGAAGATGGGCACGAAGGATCCCTACCTCGACATCCAGCAGACGGTCCGCGAACTGATCGCCCGGTCTACGAGCGAGGAGGTAGCCGACTATGCCATCAACGGCGCGAACAGCAAGATCGGCCCATACGATCTGAAAGACGCCTTCAGCCAGGCCGATCCCATTCCGGGCGTAGACGAGGCCATCAAGATGGCGAGCGGAAGGATGAACGCCAAGACAGGGTTCTGGAATATAGGCGAGGAAGTGGGCGGTCCATGGGGCGGGCAGCTCATGACTGCCACCAAGGCTGCCGTCGAAGGCGGCCCGGCGTCCGAGCAATTCCTCAAGACCGTCATGCCGGCCTGGATGGCAAGAGCGGAGCGGATGAGGGAAACCTTCCGCGACGAGCAGATCAGCAGCGCCAGCGGCGAGAAGGTCGTCGGCATCGACACATCCAATCCCTCGCATGTCGCCGAAGCGGTGGGCGTGGCGCTCGGTGCCCGCTCCGGCCGTGCGGCTAAGGCGCAGGAGCAGCAGTATGCCAACGCCGAACTCTCGATCTACTACAACGGACTGCTCGACGGGATGCAGCGCAAATACAATGCTGCCTACAGCCGGACGGGCAACCCGGAGGAACGGGCGCTCGTCCACGAGGAGATCGCCAAGATCAACAAGATTCTGCCGCAGAGTTTCGAGCGCACTCTAGGGACGTATCACCGAAGCTTCATGATGCGCGACAGGAAGCAGAATCTCGAGGAGAGCGGCACGCCCGCCGGTCCGCACCGGCAGCGCCAGTTCATGCGGGATCGCCTGAAGGGTCTCTACCCTGACACGTATCCGATGCAGCGCTAACTCGGCAGCGAATCTTTTGGCTGTGTGCCAAGCCAGCGGAGTGCGCGACCGGATGGGGTAATGATCTCGGCCACCATGCCGGCGTCCGTCAGCGCCACCACGATCTTTTCGAAGTCGCGCCAATCCAATCTGTTTTTGAATCGGGCGAACAAGTCTATTTTGGCGACGGTCCCGTATTTCCGCAGCACTTCCTCCAAACGAATTTGCGGACGCATCTCATCGCGCATTCCAGAAAGGGCTTCCGGCATCGCTCTTTCCGTAGACTCCAGGACCATGATTGCTTCATCGAGATGAGAAGCTTCCACTACCAGCGAATCGCCCGTTGCTGCGGAGAGGGCGAGGGCCAGTTTGTGCATGTGCGCCTGCCGGCGCTGAAGGTACCCGGAAAAGTTCTCAGGTGCCAGACCGACTGGAGGATGGTGGCTGCAAGCTTCATACCATGCCGTGCCTCGGGCGTAGGCTTCCTCTGACAGCGTGACCTCGCCTTGCAACTTCGCTATCTCGCGCAGGTCTTCCGTCAGTAGCCGCGCCATCTTCGCCATATCGCCTAGTCCCTGTTGCTGAGCAGCGCGCTTGGGATACGCAATCAGGTTCTGCTTAGCGGCGGCGTATACCAAGATGCACCTCGACGTGAAGCCCGTTCCGATTAGAGACGGAGGGAAATTATCCGAGATCCAGGATGGCGTGGCGCCGGCCAGCAAATTAAGTTGCGGGCGCATCACCTCCAGCAATCCTTCTCCCCTCGTCGACTTCGAGAAGTTCTGCCCGCCGTCCCCGCCCCAAATCTTCGTGAGACTCGACATCAACTTGTTGTCGCGTGGGTTCAAGAACGTACCCAGCTCATCGACGGCATACGTTATCGAAGAGTGGCGGCGCTGCGTGCCTTTGCCGCGGGTGACGGTGGTAGCCAGCAGTTCATCGATCATTGCCTGCCACGTCAGGGTGTCGGACCCGAAGTGAATTCCCTTCACCTGGCGAAGCAGGTTCATCCCGGAGTGAATGGCGCTCGACTTGCCGCAGCCGCTGGGTCCGACGAGGATGATGTAACTTGTCGGGGTCCACTCGAACAACCCCATTCCCAGATATACCTTCCCTTGCAGGGCCGCCGCGATGGTACTCACACCTACCCAGTAATTGAAAATGGCCGGCGGTTCTGTCGCTGCGGTGTAGGCCATGTACGCCTTGAGCCAGTTCTCAAAGTGCCGTGCCACTCTTAGCCTTCCCTTTCACGACGGGCGCGAGCACGGTTGCCGGTTCGAAGTGGGAGCAGGTGTCGATAGCGAACTGAGCGGGGTATTCCCAGGAGCCGGTCCAGACCCGCGGGTTGAGGGTGCAGAGGCCGACGTCTACGTTGCGAGCTGACCAGTTGCTGCAGTTCTTGCAGATCTTGTCCACGCTATTCGTCCTCCTTGCAAGCGGGGCACGAGGCAACGCCGCGCCACGATGGCATGCCGCAGGTGAGGCAGACGAAGCTCACGATGCCCTGCCGACCCCAGTGTTTGAGGAAAGCTACCTGTTCTGGAAGAGAAGCCTCCTTCCACTGGGCGTGGGTGAGGCTGTCGAGCGTGGTGCCCGCCGGGATAGTGCCGGTGCGTGCCTTCCATGGTTCGCTCACTTCGCCTCCTCGCGTGGTTGCCATCTTCCGCACCAGTCCTCGTCGTAGGTGAGAGGCCAGCCCCAGTCGTCGTGGTCAGTGTCGTTGCGCACGGGCGGGTGGATGCGGCACAGTCCGCTGTTGCGCTTGTCGTACCAGTGGGTGGTGGCGTCCCAGAAGTCGCAGGTCTGGCAGGCGCGCTCCATGCTACGCCTCCTCCCGCGGGATCTCGACGACCGCCTGCTTGTCACCGGCCACCACGTCGAAGCGGTCGCCGCGGAACACGAGCGTGACGGGCTTACGGGAGCCGTTGACGATGAGCTTGCGCCGCCCTTCGATGTCGAGTTGGTGGAAGGGGGGCACCTTCACCCGGTCGCCGGAGTTGAATTCTTTTGTCATTCGGCCATCCCTCGCGCTGCGATTCTCGACATGATGGCCTGCTCAGAGTCACCCGCTTTGCGCCAGAGCGTAACGTCGTCGGAGGTGACGGGCAGGTAGGGAAAGCCATGATCGTCGGGGCCGCCGAGGTGCAGGGCGGCCGGATACCCGCAGGTCAAGCACTTCGACACGTACTTCACCGGGCCG